GGAGGTAGTTAATAACTACAATGAATAAGTATTTGGTTGAAACCATTTCTGTTTTTAGAATTAGATATGTTGTAGAAGCACAAGAAGAATCTCATGCTCTTGATGAAGTAGTTATGAATAATACTGGTGAATATAACGACGATTGGCACGAGTTTTCACAAAAGCATATCAGTGAAGATATTGTTTCATCTCGTCCATTGACAGATAATGAATTCTTTGATATATTTGATAAGGATAATGATTATCTCAAAACCTGGACTAAAGAACAGAAGCTAAAATTTATCAACGTAATTAATTATAAGGATTAATATGTATAAGTTTAAGAGTACTGAAGTAGAACTTGATTATGATGATGTTTTGATTTGTCCTAATTATAGGTCGCATATTAATTCTAGATCAGAAGTTAGTCTTGTAAAGAAGTTTACATTTAAGCATTCTGGTTTTTGTTATGAAACTGTTCCAATTATTGCTGCTAATATGAATGGTATTGGAACAAAGCATATGGCTGAAGCAATGGCTTATCATACTTGTATGGTAGCTTATACTAAGACAGTTTCTCCAAATGCGTACTCTTACAATAATACTTTTTATACTATTGGTGTCAATGAAGCTTTAACTGATATTCTTAATAAGACACCAAATTTTATCAATGTTGATATTGCAAATGGACATATGATTGCTCTTCTTAATAGAGTAAGAGAACTCCGTCAGCTATTTCCCATGTCAGTTATTATGGCTGGAAATGTTGTCAGCGGATATATGACCACTCAGCTTATTGATGCTGGAGCAGATATTGTAAAGGTTGGTATTGGCCCTGGTTCAGTATGTACGACTCGTCTCAAGACTGGAGTCGGTCGACCACAACTTAGTGCTATTGCTGAATGTGCTGAAGCTGCTCAAAAGATGGGCGCTCATATTTGTGCTGATGGTGGATGCAAGAATCCCGGTGATGTCTCAAAGGCCCTTGCTGCTGGTGCTGACTTTGTAATGCTCGGTGGTATGCTTGCTGGTCATGAAGAAGGACTTGATGATCTTACTTCTGAAATGGTTTGGAATGCTAAAATCAAAGAATATGAAATTCATTTTTATGGATCTTCTTCTAAACAAGCAATGGGCACTGTTGCAGAATATAGAACTGATGAAGGCAAGACAGTAAAGATTAAATATAGAGGTTCTGTAAAGAATACTATGCAAGATATTCTTGGCGGTGTTCGTTCAGCATGCTCTTATGTTGGTGCAAGTAATCTTGAAGAATTTAGGTATGCAACTGTTTTTGTAAGAGTAAATAATACACATAATAGGGTTTTTGGTTAAAATAACTATTGACATTTAATTACAAATATATTATATTAAGGATATACAATGCAAACACTTTCAAAGGTTGTACAAATCTGGAATCTGAAAGCTAAGCTTCAAGAAATGGTAGATATGGGTGCACCACCAAAAGAAATTGAAAAGCTAGAAGAAGATATTATATCTCTTCAAACTGATAATCTAAGTATTTTTGACGAAGACTAAATAGAATTGCTGGGTCCGAGGCGAAGATCGCAAGACCCTAACTACCGAGGGATAGCAGCACCCTAGCAATAGTGCACCGCACTGATAAGGCGGGAGTGGCGCAACCACGAAGGCACAGTCTAGGGGGACAGGTTCCGACTAGTCCTTAAACGTGATGGTAGTACCCAGCAACATAGCGAGATGGCAGAGTGGCTGAATGCGGCGGTCTTGAAAACCGTTCTGGGTGATGAGCCCAGCGGGGGTTCAAATCCCTCTCTCGCTGCCAATTATCGGAGGCAGGCTGCGTGGAGCAGGAGGTAGGAGTCCATACCTACATATCTCAAGTCTGGTTCAAATCCAGGACCTCCGCCAATATTATGTCAGTGGAGCCCATGTAGTCATGGGATTGGATTTAAGGTTGCGTCAAAGTGTGTGAGTCGGGAACCCTAGCATGTCACACCCCAAACTATCCGGGTCTACGTCCGGACCACTGGCGCCATATATAAATAAGTTTGTCTGTTGATCCAGACCAACATCTATTCGGACCGGGGTGCGAATCCCCGCGCCTCCACCATAAACACATTGGTTGCTTGCTACTACTTGGAAGAGAGCGAGCTTAGTAAGGTAGAAGCCAAGAATCTACACCAATGTGTTTATGATGGGGGCGACCTAGATTTCGACGGATAGGAAGAGGCGAGAGTAGGACACGGTAAGGAACGACCGCAAATTAGTCCAAAAAACGTAAATGCCAACGATAACGGTGTAATGGAGTATGCTCTAGCAGCATAATTTCCGGGGTGGGCAACCGACCTAGCAACAGAACTGGTTGCACTTTAATATATAGATGGTAGCATTTTGCTACACTCACACACAAACACTCACAAAGGAACTACCTATGGCACTAACACCCTATGAAATCCGTCTTGAACTTCTTAAGATGGCAAAGGATCTTCTCGTAGAAGAATATCATTCTCAAAAGTCTGCATTAGAACAAGAATGGTACAGCAAGACTGAAGTTGAAAAGCATTCTATGCATGAAGGCAAGCCTTATATCTTGCCAGAATATCCAAAGATGCCCGATTATCCTACAGAAAAGGATATTATGAAGAAGGCTAAGCATCTTAATGGATTTATTTCAAACCAAAAAGATTAATTTTATATAAATAGTAGATGTCATGGTTAATAGCCATGACATCTTTACAATGGAGTTATTATGAAGAAAACTAGTTTAAATAATTTTGATGGCAAGCTAATTTCAAAAAATGAAGCATTTGCTATTCAAAGTGAAGACTATCTGTCGAAGCTAGTCGCGAATAAAGTTTATGTATCGCCTCTACAGAATGTCAGAGGCAACATTGAAAGTAGTACCAGTCAGGAAAATATTATTATCATTCTTGAAGGTATGGGATCAATGGAGGTTAATGGTTCTAGAGTTCCAGTGAATGCTGGAGATGTTCTTCTTCTCAAGAAGAACGATGTCTATACTTTGAGTAATGATACTCTAGATACCGTGTTACAATTTGTTTCAGTATTTCCCAAGAAATGAATTGACTTCCTCCTAAAAAGGAGAAGCCAATATGGTTTTAAAGAAAGACTACACGATAGAGGCGTTTACGCTTTTATTCGTTATATTCTGTACTTTGATGACTTTTTATCGTCCAATACAACACCCTGTGCTGGTAGAAAAACCAGTTTACATACAAACCCCGCCTAAAGTGGTTTATATATCTCTTAAAGAAAGAGACTGCTTAGCAAACGCAGTATATTATGAGGCGGGCAATCAATCTGAGCTCGGAATGAAAGCAGTGGCTCACGTGATTGTTAATAGAACTAAAAGTAATCTTTTCCCAAATACAGCATGTGCTGTAGTAAAGCAAAGATACAACCATCACTGTCAGTTCTCGTATGTGTGCTTTGGAAAATTAAGAAAACCTGATCCAACGATTTACACTAAAAGTAAATCGGCGGCTGAGGAAGTATTAAAAGGAGAAAAAGACTTTACGAAGAACTCATTGTATTATCATGCGTCATATGTAAATCCACAATGGCATAGATACCATTATGCCATGACGATTGGACAACATATGTTTTATAATTTAACAGGAACAAAGTATGGCTACAACTAACAAGAATAAGTCAAAAGAGTTTTTTGAACATATAGAAGCATTAGTTTGGAAACACGATATTGAATATATCGATGCTATTGTTATGTACTGTGAAAAGAATAATATTGAACTTGAAAGTATCGGTCCACTGATTAAAAATAATGAAGTCATGAAGGGTAAGGTCCAGATTGAATTTGAGAATCTTAACTTCTTGCCAAAGACTGCGCGATTAGATATGTAATGGAAGCATTTGAAGCTTATACACTATATCTAGCTCTAAAGCGACATTTCACACCCAATAGTGGGTATGACTATTTCAAATATAATGGTAAAACTAATGCTTCTAAAAAAGCTTTAGAGACTAGAAAAGATAGATACTTCTTTCACAAACTATCAAAGAAAGCCGATCCATTATATTTTTTGGTTGCAAACTTTATTGAATATGGACACAATATATGGATCGGCGATCTTGTCAATGATAGTAAATATGATGACGCATATAATGATTGGTTGAAGAAAAAGGAATCAATATCCTATATTTTTTCACAAGAGTTATCTCAACTTGATGATGATTTAGATAAAAATCTAAAAATTGAAGATGGACAATATCCACATCTCTTGACTTTATATTTGAGAAAAAAGATCTGTATAGAAACACTGATACTACTTAATTGCGTATTAACCTTTTTACCGAAATGGCAGAAAGAAATTACTGATACCTCACTTTGGCCAGATATATATAATACAGTATTAAAATACTCAAGATTTGTAGATTATGACTTTTTCAAAATTAAAAACATTATAAAGGATAGATTTTTATGAGTTGGATAGATTATGCAAATGAACACGGATTACTCTTTGAGAGTCTAATTTCTTTAAACAAGTATAAGACAGTAGTTGAAGTTGGTACAGCATATGCCGCAACTACAAAGTTTTTATGTGCTGGTGCTCAAAAGACTGGTGGTCACGTACACTGTTTTGATCTTTGGGCTACTCACGGTCTTAATGACCAATTCCATGCATTTTCTTCAAAGGAAGAATGTCAAAGATATTTGACTTCTGAAGAGTTTGATAATTTTACTCTGACTCAGATGGATTCTACTTCTCAAGAATTTAGAAATGCGATAGAAGCACTTCCTACAATTGATTTTGCTTTTATTGATGGTTGCCATTCTTATGATGGCGTTCTTAATGACTTTAGTGTAATTTATCCAAAGCTATCTGAAGTAGGTACAATTGTATTCCATGATACACTTAGAATTGATGGTTGTCGGGAATTTATGATTGATCTTAGAACTAAGTTCTTTGATGGTACCTTTGATGTGATAGATATTCCGCATGGTAATGGTGATCGTAGATGTGGCATTTCAATTCTTGCTAAGCGTACATTCCCAATTGTAGATATGCCATGTGATGAAATCTGTAATCTTGAAAATAGATTAGAAGAAATTTATCAAAAGGAACAAGATTGGTTTAGTAAAGAAGTTGAAACCTATCATACAAATATTGTTCCAGTTATTGCACCTAAGCCACCACGGCCAAAGAAATATCTCACATTTAATACTTTATAATTGACATTAATTAGTGAATATTTTAATATATAACTATGTTGCGGTATTTCTCCTGGGAGAGGACTCAGCCTTCCAAGCTGACGGAACCGGTTCGAATCCGATATACCGCTCCAAATCATACACTGCTCATACAACAAACATATAAGGAAATACATACAATGCCTCAAGATTTTGCATCACTAAAGCGTTCGAGCGACTCTTCTCTTTCTAAGCTCACTAAGGAGCTTGAAAAGATCGGCGCTCCTAATACTAAGGCTTCTGATGAAGACCGTTTCTGGAAGCCAGAAGTAGATAAGGCCGGTAACGGTTCAGCTACAATCCGCTTCCTTCCGGCTCCTTCTGGAGAAGATCTGCCCTTCATTAGAATCTGGGATCATGGATTCCAGGGTCCTACTGGTAAGTGGTATATTGAAAACTCCCTGACTACAATTAATCAGCCTGACCCTGTTGCAGAATATAATTCTCAACTGTGGAATATCTCGGATGATGATAATTCTCCGACACGTAAGCAAGCTCGCGATCAAAAGCGGCGCCTGCATTTTATTTCTAATATTCTGGTTGTCAAGGATCCTGCTCATCCTGAAAATGAAGGAAAGGTATTCCTTTATAAGTATGGTAAGAAGATCTTTGATAAGATCAAGGATCTGATGCATCCTCAATTTGAAGATGAAGAAGCCATTGATCCTTTCAATATGTGGACTGGCGCAAACTTCAAGCTTAAGATTCGTAAGTTTGAAGGCTATCGCAACTATGATAAGTCTGAATTTTCTCCTGCAAGTGCAATTTCAGATGATGATTCTGAACTTGAAAAGATCTGGAATAAGTGTTATTCTCTGAACACTTTCCTTGATCCTAGTAACTTCAAGTCTTATGATGATCTCAAGACTAAGCTTAATCTTGTTCTTGATTTGAATAAGGATCAACCTAGGCAAGCTCTGCCTACTGCATCTGCTCCTAAGATTAGAGAAAAGGCAGTCGAAAGTCTTCCTGAATCCTCAACACCACCTTGGTCTGTAGAGGAAGATGAAGATATGTCTTACTTTGCAAAACTTAAGGCGATTGCTGAAGAAGACTAAGAGAAAAGGGGAGCGAAAGCTCCCCTTTTTTTATGGCGATAGTCTTTTAAGATCCAATGATCCTCGAGGTGGAATTGTTGGCATATTAATACTTTGTTGTGTCATATTGTTGACAGTTGTCGGAGCATTAACAATGTTTGTACCAGAACTTGGAGCATAAGAAGTAAGTTTTGATTGAAGATTTTGTTTATTAGCTCTTTCAAGGTTTTGTGTTTGAGAACTAAGAGCTGCAGGTTTCATTCTTTGTGTATCAGATTGTTTTCCTGATCCAAATACAGACTTTATAAAAGATTCTCCAGTATCATATATACCACGACCTGCGGCGGCTCCACCTGCATTGCCAACAATTCCTCCACCAACTTCTCCTACTAAAGTTCCACCAGGGCCTACAGCAGATCCTACAGCACCACCTAGAAGTTGGCCACCAAGGCCACCGAGCGTCGATGTACCTCCAACAAATAAAGATTTTCCAAGATTTCCAGATTTTTTATATTCATCGTATGCATCTAATGCTCCACCAATACCAGCGCCTAATATTGGAATACCTCTTGAACCAAGTTTTGCT